AGCTGATGAATGATACGAATATCGAATTCACGAGGAAACCCGCGTATACATGACATTATCTTCTACGAGGTTTTCTGGAATACGAACAATCTCAGTAAATCCATTATCTCTCATATACTGTTCTATCTCAACCGAAGAACAAGCATTTCTATACTTAGATTCAACACCCCGTCTAGGTTCTTCCATGATAATGTAACGAACGCTTTTCAACTTTTCACCTAAACCCCTAAGAACATTTAACTCGTACCCCTGTACATCCATACATAATAAATCAATACTCTCGATAGACTGTTCATTCATTATGTCAGAAAGTTTTCTAATCTGAATACTTCCCGCAAGAACCTGTGTCCGGTCACCGTCATAACGCTTATAAAACGAAGAAGCCCCATCGTTATTTTCGATATACGAATAGAAATTCCTATGTTCATTCGTGTCACCTAGACCAAACCCCATGAACGTTATATTTTTATGACCCACCAACCTTTGTTTACATTTATCTATCACACGAGGGTTACATTCAAAAGAATATATATGTGCTCTGGGAAAACAATTAGAGAGTTCGATAGACTCGTCACCATACCTGGCACCCACTTCGACAACCGTATCGACGCCGATTTTTATCCGTTCTACAAATCTCTTGTCCCAATAGTTGGTCATTCGCTTATGTATTTATTGCGTAAAATATATTCACTTATTTCATGCACACAATATAGTATGCGGTTAGATACAGTACTGACCGCAGTCAACGATAATCCAATGTATATCGGATTCGTACCTTACTTTATACGGATGTGGAAGCTTCTTTATCCGAATGTGGATATTAAAATTATCGTCGTGGCCGAACATATACCAGTGCATTTAGAAGAATATGGTAACCATTTGATACTATTCAAACCCATTAAAGAAGTATCTACTGCATTTACGTCACAGTACATACGTTTACTTTACCCATGTTTACTACGATGCAAAGGTGGTGTACTGATAACAGATATGGATATAGTTCCCATGAATCGTACATATTTTACAGATTCCGTGTCGACTATCGATGATACAAAGTTTGTCTATTATCGTGAGAATATATGTAGGGAATACAACCAGATTGCAATGTGTTATAATATCGCACTACCGTCAACATAGAAAGAAATTTTTGATATTCATACGATAGATGACGTGAGACAGCGACTGATGACCGTGAATTCAAAAATTAAATACGATGAAAAACATGGTGGAAATGGTTGGTGTACAGATCAAATAGACCTCTTGAAACATGTACAGGAGTGGAACAATAAAACAAACAATTTCATTAGTCTAAAGGAATGTGATACCAAATTCAGACGCCTGGATCGTGGACAGTTTTCCAATAACCCTGACAAATTGTGTACCATGGTCCAATATGGGATATTCTCTGATTACCACTGTCTCCGACCATATGATAAATATAAAACCGAGAATGAAAGGATTTATGACGCATTATGTAAATAAAAAATACTCACCAACTTTAAGATGTCGTTGCCCCAACACAAGAAAATGTTCCTGAAACAGATCGCCTACGGATTCGATGCGTTTTCTGAGCAGGCCAATAAGATCGGTCAGGATCCACAAAATGAAGTTGAACGTTTCATCAAGAAACATCTACTCAACCACGAACCTGATAAAACATATTCATTCTCGAAGGGGAAGTTCATGATGGGTCTCGCGATATTGGATTTTGAAAAGCTGGTAGATATTCTCATTCGTCTTGACGTCATAGGTATTACAATTCACGGGTTGTATATACATACGACATTAAATGCATTAACACTATCGACTATTGAACGAGAGTTTTGCAAACTCATCATAGACAAAGAGATTGTAACGTTCCGGGACTTTATTTTGTATTGACATGTTGACGAACCATCTTCAAGAATTCCTTGTCACGCTTCGTCTTGGGGTCTGCCAGAATGATGAGGTAGGTCATCTTGTTGGGAAGTTTGGGTTTGTTACCCTTGGGTTTGGGTATAGCTTTCAGTTTCTTCTTCGAGTTCTGAATCTGTTTGACAGTTGGCATTTATATACACCAACATTTAATCCATCTCGTCGATCGTGGGACCCTTCTGTTCCTGACACGAGGTCAATAGGTCAGTCAACTCTTTCTGCTTATGTTCAATCTCGTCAACTTCGGCAGATCGGTTATTGTCAATCCATTGGATAGTTTCGTCAACCTTTTCCCTAATCTTCGCCTTGTTGTCGTCACTGAATGGACACTCTTCACCATCGATCATATTACGCATACCATAGGCCGACGTTTCCAAACCATTCATGGCAGTCACCTTCTTCTCGTACGCCTGGTCCTCCTCTTTGTACTTTTCAGCATCCTGGACCATGCGTTCGATATCCTCCTTCGATAGACGACCCTTGTCGTTCGTGATGACAATCTTCTCCGACTTCCCAGAAGCCTTATCCTCAGCTGTTACATTCAAAATACCGTTCGCGTCAATGTCAAAGCACACACTAATCTGTGGAACACCACGGGGTGCGGGTGGGATACCAGAGAGTTCGAAGGTACCCAGTAGATGGTTATCCTTGGCACGAGCACGCTCACCTTCATACACTTGGATGAACACACCGGGTTGATTGTCCGAATACGTCGAAAAGACTTGCTCCTTCTTCGATGGGATCGTCGTATTCCGCTCAATGATTTTCGTCATGACACCACCAGCCGTCTCGAGCCCGAGAGAAACCGGAGCAACATCCAGAAGCAGTAGATCCTGTACGTTGCTGTTGTCAACACCCGAAAGGATAGCAGCCTGAACCGCAGCACCATAGGCAACGGCTTCATCAGGATTGATACTCTTGTTCAGTTCCTTACCATTGAAGAAACTCGAGAGCATTTGTTGAATCTTAGGGATCCTCGTCGAACCACCAACCAAAACAACTTCGTCAACCTTCGCCTTATCCATCTTCGCATCACGGATAACCTGTTCGACAGGCTCCATACACTTTCGGAAGAGGTCAGCATTCAGATCCTCGAAACGAGCACGGGTGATAGACGAATAGAAGTCGATACCCTCGAACAATGAATCAATCTCAACTGTCGTCTGTGAGGTCGACGACAGGGTACGCTTCGCTCGTTCACAAGCTGTGCGAAGACGGCGAAGGGCTCTGGCGTTTCCGGATAGATCCTTCTTGTGTTTCCGCTTAAACTCCTCAGAAAAGTGTCGCAGGAGGCGGGCATCAAAGTCTTCACCACCGAGGTGTGTATCACCAGCGGTTGCCTTCACTTCGAAGATACCACCCTCAATGTTCAGAAGCGATACATCAAAGGTACCCCCACCAAGATCGAAGATGAGAACATTCTTATCTTCATCCTTATTCTTATCAAGACCGTAGGCAATGGCGGCAGCCGTGGGTTCGTTGATGATTCGAAGACAGTTCAGACCCGCGATGGCAGCGGCATCCTTCGTAGCCTGTCTCTGTGAGTCGTTAAAGTACGCAGGGACGGTGACAACAGCATCCTTCACTGTCTTGCCCATGAAAGACTCTGCAATATCCTTCATCTTAGTCAGTACCATCGAAGAAATCTCCTCGGGTGAAAACGTCTTCTTTTCACCATGAGATTCAACATTGATCATAGGCTTGTCACCGGGTCCAGCAATAACCTCATAAGACCAATCCTTCATATCATCTTGGACCTTCTTGTCCGAGAATTTACGACCGATAAGACGCTTCGCGTCGAATACAGTATTTTTAGGATTCATGGCAGTCTGATTTTTTGCAGCGTCGCCAATGAGACGCTCATCATCAGTGAAAGCCACGTAGGAGGGTGTCGTGCGATTACCTTGGTCGTTTGAGATAATTTCAACACGATCATGTTGCCACACACCGACACACGAGTACGTAGTTCCGAGATCGATACCAATTGCTTGAGACATATTATGTATTACATAGTCACTAAATCTTTAAAAGAATTCAACTCTCTCGGCTAAATGAGGGAACATTCTCCTCTTAAAGGTACGCTCGAGATGGTCAAACATCTCAACTCTACATTGTGCATAGCGAAGGCGATCTTCCAAAGAAAACCATTCACAGTCTTGACGCTCGGGTAGAGGCACCCACGTATCAAAATGTTCTTCGTACCAGGCAGCCTTGTCGATGTTATCATATTCTTGCTTCATCGTTTCGATCAGTGCATCTCTCATATAGCGTTCATCATCTTCGTGTAACAGATCTTCAATGTCATGTATGATCCTGTCATACATGGACACATTGCCACACGCAATGAAGGCGTTGCGTCGAAGCTGTTTGAACGTGTTGAGTGTCGATTCCATTTTGGCAATGTCATCACGTTGATAAACTTAGGTAAAAAAAGTATACACATATGTTAGAATGTCACTCGACGATTTACCAAAAAAGACACAGTACATGATACTCGATTCACATTACGTGACTGGAAGTAACAATACGTTCTCATATAATTTAACACTAGAGTCTAACACGCATATAGAGGATATGGGTCGCGTCATCGGTATCAAGATGGTTGATTTTTACGTCACGAGTGTAGGTGAGGCTAATAAAAACAGCGATGACAGAGAAAGTGACATCCCTGAATACATAGATATAGTGTGCCCAGATATCCCAAAGGCTGCACAACTTCTTAGTGAAAAGCATGGGCAGATTCTCGAACGCATCCCATTGGAATGTCACTACAGACACTCATCATCGACCATTCAAACAGATAAACAATGGCGAAGTTACCCGAGGAAAACAAACTATTTTAATCCCATCTCAATCAAACAACTAAACTTCCAGATATTCGAACACCGAGATGATCATACGTACCACCTCCTAAAACCCGAATATGACTGGCATATGATAGTTGAAATTACCACAGTCAACCCACGAGAAAAACCAAAAGACAAAAATGTCCAAATACTTCAAGCTCTTGAAAAGCTTACGAATAAGATTGAAGTACTCAACATGAACGTGCGAAAACTACCTGACAAACCACAAGAAGAAAAGAAGAAGTATCCATTCGGGTACCTCATCCTCGCTATATTGTCAGTCCTGGGGGGTTTCATATACATGGTGAATTATCCAATACGGGGCTCGAACCCGTGACCCCAGCGTGCCTTAGTAGATGTTACTCTACATGTATATACATTCGTATAAGCACTGTGCTCTAACCAACTGAGCTAATTGGATATATGCCACCAGAGGGTTTCGATCCCCCTACCTCGGACTTACAAAGTCCGCGCTCTTCCGACTGAGCTATGGTGGCTAATATATCCTAATGTATGAGTTAATCTTTAAGCTACAGACGACTTCTTGACGGGCTTCTTGGGGGTAGGGCACTTGCATACCCCATCAGAGCCTTGAGGACCTTCGGGGCCCTGGGGACCTTCGGGGCCCTGAGGACCAGCGGGACCCTGAGGACCAGCGGGACCCGGGGGACCTTCAACGACAGACGCCGAACCACCACCACAGTTGTCAACCATCTTGAGAAGAAGATCATACAGCTTCTTCTTGTCGACACGAACGTTGTTCATCTCCTCACGAATTTCATCCTTGAGAGCTTCCATGTTTATATATATAAAAGAAAGATTATCTTTATACATAATGATCTTCATAGGACCAACTCTTCTGAGTGGGATTGGTCAACACACGAAGAAATACATGGATCTCTTCCCGGATAGTAAGTACTACATCTACAATCAAGATATCCCAGAATGTGACCAGGCTTTCATGTTTGCCTTACCAATCGACGACATCATAAAGTTTGTACCATCCATCAAGGCGAAGTGTAAACAGATCATATGCATGACCGTGTGTGAGACCGAGACCGTTCACGAAGACTATGGCAAACTCTTCGATCACTTTGACCGTATCGCCGTACCCAGTGATTTCTGTAAACGAGTCCTATCGAAACAGTTTCCGAGTAAAGAGTTTTTCGTGATTCATGCATACATCCCACAGACACCTTACACATTCTACCACATCGGTAACATTCTGGATCCACGTAAGAACTTCAAAAAGAT